CGATATGACATCGAATCAAGCGAGCATTTTTTATTCGCCGGGTACGAAAGCGCTAGATATAGGTCGGGTCGATGGATTATTTATCGACGAATTTTTGAATATTTCCAACCTTGGCATGAATATCTATGAAGGGGCTACTGGCGCACCTTGGGTATACATGAGCAATTCAGGCTTTGATACATTCAATGGTATTCAAATGTCAGCTGGATCGCTTCAGGCCGTCAATTCATACATCACGATGGAAGGCGGCAATCCTTTGCAAGGCGTATTGCAAACGGGTGGATTTCTTCAGTTTTCTAATTGTTATTTTGCAAGCGCACAATCTCAACCATTTATGCTGCTGGAAAACATGACCGGCGGATCATTGCAAATTGATAACTCATACTTCAATTTCAATAATGGGACGCAAATATCGGTTGGCGGCAATATGGCAATTGATTCGATTCAAGTCAATAATTGTCGATTTGAGGCGCAATCAGCAAACTTTCAATTGATCGGTGTCGCAGCCAGCTCGAATCCAAATAACATCCATTGCACAAACAATGTGATGCAAACGCAACCGAACATTACATACAAAAACCCGATCATTAATATCCTTTCGGGCAATCGTGCGTATTTGTCAGGCAATCGGGTATTGGACAAAGGAACTGGTTCGAGTACATTTATTGCGATTGCACAAGACAACTTTAATTGGGTATCGGGAAATATTGCACCGGGCTGGAATTATTCGTTTCCAAGTACGGGAAAAACTGGTTTCTACGCCAACAATTTGTGACTATAATTTACCGGGGACTTCCCGTTAACTTTGAGGACAATCATGGAACCAATCACTATTAGTGCTGACCTTGCAAACTCCATTTGGAATTACATTGCCAGCCGCCCTTTTGCAGAAGTAGCCGGTCTTGCAAATCCATTTCGTGAAGTAGTCGGCCCACAAATGGACGCAATTGCAGCCGCTAAAGCAGCAACTGAAAAAGCAGCTGAGTCATCAGCAGCACCAGCAGCTCAATAAGGAAATCAACATGGATTGGCAGCAAGTCATTAACTTTGTCGGCGCTGCGGCGCTATCAGTCATCGGATGGTTTGCTCGCCAACTATGGGAAGCTGTCAACGAATTAAAACGTGATGTAAATGGTCTTGAACTTCACGTTTCAGAAAACTACGTTAAAAAAGTAGATTTAAATAGTTTGAAATCCGACATCAATGTAAGATTCGACAGGCTCGAACAATTGATGGATAAGGTTTACGATAAGCTAGACAACAAAGCGGACAGGTAATGGACCCAATTAGCGCCCTATTGAACATTGGAAACACGCTTATACAGCGTATATTCCCTGATCCGGCTCAAGCCGCACAAGCACAGCTCGCATTACTTAAAATGCAGCAAGATGGTGATTTGGCTGCGATTAGCGGTCAGATGGATATCAACAAAGTGGAAGCCGCTTCCAGCTCGATATTTGTTTCAGGATGGCGACCATTTTGCGGATGGATTTGCGGGTTTGGTTTGGGATACGTTGCCATCATTGAACCGATAGCAAGGCTTGTAGCAACGCTAGTGGGCTATACCGGCGCATTTCCTCAGATCGATACTACTCTCACGATGCAAGTGCTTTTAGGTATGCTTGGCATGGGTGGATTACGATCATTGGATAAATCCAAAGGCGTTGCGTCAAAATAATGGTTACGGCTAAAAAATCCGTTGCTAAAAAGGCGGTGAAACGAACTACAAGACGACCACCGCCTAAACAAGATTTTGCCGATAAAGTGGTTGATTTAATTAAGTGGATTGACAGCCCGTTTAAGTTAGTTACGGTGGTGCTAATTTCATTTATTGCATTTGCTGGTTATTTTGCTTGGGATTCCCGGCAAGTAATTTTGGGTGCGATTGCATCAAAGAAAACCGAAATGAAAGAAGTACCGGCAATCGAGGCAATATCTAAAAATTTGTTGTACGACCTAAGTGCCGATGTAGTAATAGTTAATGCTGTAAACCTTCAGGCAAATAGCCGAAGTACATTGTTGGTACTGAGCAATCAGGGTAGAGATAAAGCCTTGGAAGGGTCAATCAACGCATTATTTACTAGCATTCCTGAACATAACAAATCCGTCATTACCATGTTTCAAGGTGAAGTTTCCTGTGAACCATTCGTTCCAGCATCAAAACTTGGCGAATTTGCCATAAAACATGGTGTGACATATATGTGCAGGGGTTCTATTCCACCTGAAATGGGTAAATTTGTCGGATATATTGCTGTCGGTTTTGTAACTTCACCAAAGGATGTATCTCAAGTAAAGGCTCGTATTAATCTTGCAAGTACGGAGATGGCGAAGTGATAACCAAAGAATTGCTGGTTGAAAGCGGTATTTGTAATGAAGTCACAGCAAGTATTTGGACCGATTCTTTGCAGGAAACCTGCGAAAAATACGAAATAAATACGCCATTACGCATTGCTGGCTTTATTGCTCAATGCGCCCATGAATCCGGTGGGTTTAAATTTACCGTTGAAAATTTGAACTATTCGACAGCTGCATTGCGAGCTATATTTGGCAAATACTTTCCCAATGACGAATTGGCTAACGAATTTGCTCGGCAGCCGGAGCGCATTGCTAACAAAGTTTATGCAAACAGAATGGGGAACGGCGATGAATCTTCGGGAGATGGTTGGAAATATCGCGGTCGCGGCCTTATCCAAATTACAGGGCGCGACAACTATACGTCCTTTGCGACTGCTACTGGCATCAATGCTATCGACAATCCTACGATGGTCGAAACTCCTACTGGCGCTACTTTGTCTGCTGGTTGGTTTTGGAATAGCCGGAATCTTAACGCTTATGCTGATGCGGGAGATTTTCAATCTATGACTAAACGCATCAATGGCGGCGTAAATGGCATTGAGGACCGATCTGCCAAATACGACGCATTGAAAAAATACTTACAAGTTACTTAAAAAGTGAATTGAATAAATATAAAAAGTAAGTAGTAACGCCGACGCAGCAAATTATTTTGTACCAAAAATAACGAAATGGACTGGGTTTATCTTCGCCAAGCATGACTTTTTGCCAAGCGATCATGTCAATATCGCGCTCAATGTAAATTTGCTTTGGCTCATATTTCAGGCCAATTTTTACTTTACCGGTGTTGTAAGGTACATTCATTTTATCTCCCTAATTGTCGAAAGTTTTTAATCCAAAGTACCGCGCAAGGCTCCATGTCTTGCCAATCGTCCCGGTCCTTGCGCCCCCGGAATCGAAAACCTTTCACATCATCAAAGTCTTGTACAACAGCGTACCAAATCCCGTCCGTAGCGTTGACAATCATAATGAAGGGTAAACCCGTAGTTTCATAAAGCTGTCGAGCTGATTGCCATTTTTCGAGCGAAATAAAGAATCCACCAAACCGAGCAAAATCAGCCATAGAATATTTTGGGCTTTTAATTTCCATCCAGCTCGCAATGAAATTCTCGCGCATGATTGCAAAATCGAGTTTGTATTTGATTGGCAACTTAACGCATTTGCAATTCCACAAATCCTCAACACGCTCAATAACATCCAATTCGTTATTAAGGTCATGTTGGGTTTCATATAAAGGTCGGCTCATACATCACCTTTTTGAATACCAAGTGCTTGTTGATACTTTTCGATTTGTATAAGATTCAATTTCTCGCCGCTTTCGTGCCTCTCCTTGAGCTTTTTAGCCCAAGCCTTAGGGTCGTATGTACCTACCGACGTTTTCGGGGCTTGTAGGGCGGTTTCCGCCATTTTGCGTAATTGCTCCGAAACGATACTTGGATCAGCTTTCGGGGGCGGCAGCTGTAACGCAGCATATTGCGGTGCATTTCTGCACAAAGCGCGAAACTGGAGCATTGATGGTGGCCTATCTTCAGGCAGGTTTTCCAATGCAAACGCAATCGCGCCTGAGTGACCGCGAAAACCGCCGAGGCATTCGCACCATTCGGTTTTTACGTCAGCAATAGAAATTTTTTCGTAACGACTGGTGAACTCCCGACCATAAACAACTGTCAACTTATCAAAAATTCTGTCAATCCAAGGTAAAGGCAAACTCATTTTGATAACTCCTTAAATTCCGAAAATATAATTTCCTGACTGGGAATGTCGATGATGTTGCTTCGCTTTCCCCTAAATTCATCCATGCGCAGTTGATCTTCCCTTTGCTTACGCGCCCAAGCTGATTCTTTAACCGGTTGTCCAAGTGACTTGTCAGCAACCCATTCGGCCTTGAATCCTCTCCACCCTCTTGCAGCACATTCCGACAATGCTTGCTCAAGTGTCCAACCAGCTTTGTCAGATTCCCGTTGAATAGATTTGATGACCGTTTCGGTTATTGCTGCACGACTCAGTTTTCTTTGAGCAACAAATGCGTCCCAAACTTCGGGTGATACGCCTTCAGGCGCTTTTATATTTTGTGTCTTGGGTCTTGTGTTATGTGTCTTGGGTATTGGGTTATGTGTAGCATTGCTTTCGCACTCCGTTCGCAATGCGTTCGTATCCCATCTTTTCATAGCAGAACGTCGTGCCTTCTCGCTTTTTTCATTAACGGACTCAATTTCTTTTAGCACTCGATCCGAAACCCAACCCTGTCGAGTTTTCTTAAAAAATTCTTTTAATACGGACGCAATGCTTTCGCTATGCGGACGCATACGAATAATCTTTGCTATTTCATCGGGGTCTAGCGGAAGTGGTTTTTCGTGAAGGTAAGACCAATCAAGCATTCGCCTATATGCTAGGTCCTCGAAAAAATCCAAATGCCCTGTATGGCTTTGGTAATCCCCGATATTGAATTGGTAATAGTGCATAAATGGCCCAAAAAAAAGCCCTAGTTAGCATCCTCACCTTTTGGGTGTTGGCAGACTCGCGTGTACGAGCAGGATGCTAACTAGGACTTACACGAGAAATTCCTGCCAAGGAATGCGGTAAAGATATATTATTTTCTAATATTTTGCAACATGGCTATTGCGTCATCGACGGAATTAACCCGGACCACTAAGCCGCCGCGCCAATTACTCAGATACTTCAGCTGGTGATCGGTATATCTTGCCTTCTCGCTAGATTTCACTTCAACCAAAATGGTTTGTCCCTGTGTTGCAACCATCAAATCGGGAATCCCATTGCCAACTTTGGACAAGTCATAAACGTCAGCGCCCATCAAACGTAAAGCTTTTACGATTTCTTTTTGGTTTTCATCAACCCGTTTTGCATACATAGGGAATGCCGTAATAACGAAAATACAACAATCTAATACTTTTCTGCACAAAGTCTAATACTTGTATATAATAGAACTCAGTAGCACTTCGCTACATTATCACGAAAGGTAATCAAATGACTACATTTAACGATCTTCGCAAGATCAATGTTTCAGAATTTACAGAAAAAAAAGGCAATCTAAGCTATTTGTCTTGGGCTTGGGCTGTCGATACTTTATTGCAGCACGATCCGATGGCGACTTGGGAATTTACCGAGCCGACATATTTCGGCGAAACCATGATGGTGTATTGCTCAGTTACGGCCTTTGGCAAAACCATGAAAATGCACTTGCCTGTGATGGACAACAGAAATAACGCTGTCAAAAGCCCTGACTCGCGCAAAGTCAGCGACGCAATGATGCGCTGCCTTGCCAAATGTATCGCTTGTTTTGGCATCGGTTTGTACATCTATGCTGGCGAGGATTTACCAGTAGAGCCGGAACCGTCCGAAGATGAGCTGGGCGAATTGACAACCAAAATCGAAAGCTCAACGTCCGTTGACGAATTGGTTGAAATATTTACTGTGACCAAGGCAAAGTACGCCAAACATCCAAATATCGTCGCAACTGTGCGCGATTTGTGTGGCGCTCGCAAAAATGAATTACTTTCAACTGAAGCGGAGGTTAAATAATGAATATTTACTTTGACATCGAAACTGTACCGGCACAATCACCAGCTGCGATTGAATTGCTTAAAAAAGACATCGAAACAGAAATCTCAGCAATAAAATCACCGGGCAATTACAAAGACGAAGCCAAGATTGCCGAATACATCAAAATTAAAACTGATGAAATTACGGCAGCTGCGGATGAGAAATATCGCAAAACGTCATTTGATGGCGGCATGGGTCAGATTTGCGCGATCTCATTTGCGGTCGATGATATGCACCCGTACAACATTTACCAAGAGGATTGGACCAAAGAATCGGAAATCATCCATGAATTCTATGGTTATCTTGACGATTATTACAATCCAAGCACCGATCCTCGTCCAGTATTTATTGGTCACAACGTGGTTGGTTTTGATTTGCGATTCTTATTTCAGCGCTCAGTCATGTTGGGAATCAAGCCGCCATCATTTATTCCATTTCATGCTAAACCTTGGGATCAATCGGTATTTGACACGATGGTTGCGTGGGCCGGTGTAGGCAATCGGATCAGCATGGATAAACTATGCAAAATCTTTGGCATCGAATCCAAGGGCGAGCTGGACGGCAGCAAGGTGTGGGATTACGTTCAGGCCGGGAAGATTGAGGAAGTGGCGGAATATTGCGGCAAAGATGTCGAGCGCACCCGCGCAATTTACAAACGATTGACATTTCAGGGGTCAAAATGAACCGTGAACTATTACAGCAAGCACTAGACAGGAAAGCTGATAACGCTCGTGAACTAGGTTTGGATTATGAGCCTGAGCAAGACTGGGACTTACTGAAAGCAACTCAAGAGTCCCTTTGTGAGCACATGGCACGAATTAAAGAGTTGGAAGCACAGATAGCCAAGCTGAAGGAGAAAAACAATGAGCGTTAACAAAGTAATTTTAATTGGTAACTTAGGCCGCGATCCTGAATTGCGTTATTCACCCGGCGGCGATGCCATTGCAAACTTTAGTATCGCTTGTACCGAAAAGTACAAAGACAAAGCTGGTCAGGCCGTAGAGCATACTGAATGGATCAACATTACCATATTTGGGAAACTTGCCGAAATTGCCGGGGAATACCTAAAAAAAGGCGCACCAGTTTTCATCGAGGGTAAAATGCGTACTGAGAAATATACGGACAAATCCGGCATCGAAAAGTACAGCACTAAGGTTATTTGCCAAAACTTTCAAATGCTGGGTAGTAAAGCAGAACGGTCCGAATCACCCCGACAATCGGCAGCGACGGTAAACGACGCAAGGAAGTACGCAGCTGCTACTGGGGGCGAAGGATTGGCGGATATGGATGACGATATTCCATTTTGATTTACCGAAAGCGGATGCTGGTTTAAATAGTGTTTTCCAGTGCAGCGAGTAGTGACACCCCGGAAAGACGGGGATTTCTAAACTTTGAGGAGCAGTGCCATGAAAAAAGTAATCGCAATTGCGTTGTTTTTAGCATCAGCATCAGCATTTGCAGCTTGCCCACCATACACAACCTATGGATGCACACCAATGCCCAACGGCAAAATGTCTTGCGGCTGTAGATAAGTCAACGGGGAATCCTTGTCGAGCTGGTATCTCAAACTACCGAATCCTTTCGTGGGCAGGGATTCCCCACCTTATGCACAAATACAACAATGTATTAGAAATTTGTTGCATAGGTTATTGGGTAGATGTATTATAAAACCGTAGTAGAGATCAACACACGAAAGGAAGATCAAAATGAAATACGCAATTAAAGAAATTTACTTAAAGCCCGAATACTATAACCCTCGTTTAAGAGCGACCATTCCCGGAGCGTGGATTGCGGTTCTCGAAGACGACGACTGGTTTGCTGTGTGTGGCGATTACCAAGCATCAAACGAAAACGAAGTGCGCGAGATTTTGAAAAATCGAGATTAATTTTTGGGGCTTTGGCCCCTTTTCACGAAAGGAAAAATTATGAAAGACTTATTAATTTCTGTGGTTGGCTGGCTTTTAATTTTGCTCCCCGTCGTTGCATGGTGGATCAAATGAAAATATCCACTCCGGCATTTCCTACATGGGTAGGCAATCAAGACATGGCCCCGGGCATGACGCTGCGAGTTTATATTGCGACCGCAGCATTGCAGGGGTTTTGTGCCAATCACGATATGGACAAAATCACCATCGGTCAGGCCGCAGATTGGGCATTTCGCATGGCGGATGAAATGATAAAAGTGAGCAATAAATAATGGACATCAATCAAATTGCCTATGAGCTGGGCTACTCGAAAGCTCAACACGAAGTATGGATGCAGCTGCAACGCATGATTTTGGACGCTGAAAAA